GCGGACTGAGTCCAGCCCTGCTGGCACTCCTGAATACCGAGGGACAGCTCGGTCTCGCCCTTAGCAAAGCCAACTGCACCAGCCTGAACGCCGTAAATCTTGCGTGAGCGCATGAAGTTGTTGTTCAGGGCAATCTGGATGAGGTCGTCGGCGACGTTAGCATCGGTGAAGTCACGACCAGGAGTTCCGGGAGCAACGCCAGCGATTTGGGGCTTGTAGACGAAGATGCCACCAGCGGGACCGATTTGATACTTGTCGGTGAAAGTCTGTCCAGGCTGGAAGACGTTGTTGAAGAAAAGGTTAGGCTCGAGGATTGCGGAATAGCGCTCGTCAACGTGGACGGAGTTATACATAATAGCCATAGTTTAGATTCCTTTCATATTACGCCTGTTTCGGCGTGTAGTGTGGGTTGTTTTTATACTTCGAATCGAGATAGGCTTGCTCTTCGGTCTTGTTCGGAGTTTGAACTTGCTGACGCATACCCCCTGCTCCTGGCTGCTGAGTAGCGAATGCCCATTTTTCAGTCTCTTTCAGGGACTTGAGCTGGTCGTCCAAGCCATCAATGCTTCCGTCATCCTTGGTAACAACCTTGGACATATCCAAAAGCGCCATAACAGCCTTGGAGTTAACCGCGCCCTCTTTGAGGAGGCGAGTTTCAAGAGCATGACTGAGCTTTATTCCAGAGAGCTCTGTCTGGAGCGTGTCTGCCTGAGCTGCCTTTTCCTGAAGAGCTTTGAGGTCAATGCCCTCAAATTGCTTTTTGGCTTCGCCGACCTGCTTTTCAACCTCCGTCTTAACTTCAGCGTCAAATTCGCTTTTCAGCTTATAGTCAGAAAGAGATGTTCCATGCAGAGCCATGATTTTATCAATCTGCTCGGGAGTGAGTCCTTCAATAGTTCCAACTGCTTTACGAGTAAATGCCATAATTTTAACGTCCTTTCTTTTACGTGCTCGACGAACACGAATCTGCAGTTAACGCCTTGCTTACGAATAGTAACCTTCCATCGGCTTCTTAATGCTACCCTCGGTGATGAAGTCGATGTTGATTGCTTGCCCATACTTCTGAAGCAACGCGAGCATTTCCTGACCGCGCTGAGCTTCAATCTGGAGATACTTTTCTGCCACACCGATGATTTCAGCTTTCACCTCATCGGGGGCATCTGACGCCTGAGTCTTTTCAATCAGCACTGTCATACCGTCAAGCTGATGAGTGTCGCTGGCGTAATGAGCGAGGTCACGAAGAACAGCGGCTATGTTCATTAGTAATAGCCCTCCTCTTCTTCCTCTTCCTCTTCTTTGGCTGCTGGAATGAACTCGGATTTGCCGTACTTTGCCATCAAGGCATTGAGCTCGCCGATACGCTTGGTTTCGGCATCGATTGTCTTGTCCATGAGCTTAAAGACTTCCGTCTTCATAGCTTCATCCATGTCAGTATCACCCTTGCACAAGGCAATGATTTCCTGCGCGGAGGAAACGAGCCGACTTTCTGTCATGTAGCTCACGACGCGCATCATGTTGTTCATATTACCCATCTTCATAGGTCTCCCCTCCTTCCAAATAGCGTTCTTTGTTGACTAGCAGGAACTGGTCTATCGTATCATACCGAATCTCGGTTTCTGCCTGAGCTTTATCCCTTAGGGACATATTCCAGTAGCCAGTCATGGCTTCACCCTTGCACAAGGCAACGATGGCTATTCCGGTAACGTCCTGACCCTCAAGGGCTTCCAGAGCGCCAGCAATGAACTCGGTGTACGGCTGGTTCTGTTTATCACTTACGATTATCACTGCCATCAGCATCCTCCTCAGGGTCTTTTATAATGACGATATCGTCAGGCTCCCAACGGAACCTTTCTATCCTATCAGCTTCATCTGCCATGTTCCGTCCTCCTTTCTACCAACGACTTCAAATTTTCCGTCGCGCTTGAGTAGCAACTCGTTTGCCCAGTCACCCCCAGGAGTTACCTGACCAAGAGGAACGCCAATGCCCTTTCCGGGAGGAACTAAGATTTCAATTCCGTCAGGAAGAATCGTTTGACCCCCGACGTCCTTCTTACCGAAGCTATACATATCTATCTTACCAGCAGGCTTCATGGAAGTGGACACATAGCCCTTATCCTCAAACACAGTTCCGACCTTGAAGTTCTTAGCGACGTCCTTTCCAACAGTACGAGATACCAAGATAGGCTCTTTAATCTCGTAGTCTGCCATCAAAGAGTCAATGCCCTTAGTAGCAGAATCCACGGAGAAGCCCTTAGGCATATGCTCCATATCAGACTTCCTTAGCTTCTGTCCTCTTAACGAGCGATTAACAGGTCCGGAGTCGTTGACATAGTAATAGGCTTCGCGCCAGTTGCTTCCCTCGTAGTCTCGAATCTCATACCACTTATCCTTTGAGATACCGTACTTTGCAAGCTCAGCGTCTAAGCTGGCTGTCGCCTGAGGAGTCGTGTTTGGAAGCTTCTTCCAATCTTTAGTTGGAATGTCCACGGACTTGATAATAGGCTTGGAACCAGTAATTAGAGGAACTTCAATCTTTGGCTTTGGAAGTTCAATCTTAGGAATTTCCTCTGTTAAAATACGAACTCCCTTCAGGTCGTTAAGCACATAGAAGCTTTCATCCACACCTTTAAGCTTTGTTACGACCCCTTGATAGCCGAGCTTCTGAGCATACACATTCGGGTCCTTTAGAACAGCAGCTTCATCAAAGTTCAGACCCTTTTGTTTCATCTCCGCAATCAAATCCTTTGTAGAGGTTACTTTGATATCCTTTGAAAGTAGCATCTGCTCCACTTTTCCATAAGGCTTGTCGAAGGTCTCAGCATAGCCCTCTGCCCTAGATAAAGACGTAGTGGTATACACGCCGCCGCCCTGAACAGTTGCACCCGAGTGGTTAGAAATCTTTCCACTTCTAAGCTCTGCCGCATACAAATCCCTCTGTTCTTTGCTATCTGCAACCACACCGCGATACACAGGAATATATTCGTCGCTTTCTTTGAGTTCCTTGAATTTAGAAGGCGTCACAGAAATTGGTCCGGAACGAGGCTCAATCTTAGACGCAGCAGGAGCTATCTTTTCACGAGAGGGCATACGCACGAGGTCATTGTCCTCAATGTGCTGTCGCTGTTTAGCTTGCCACTCACGAACTTTAGCGTTTGCCTTAGAAGCGTCCACGCCGCCAGCTTCCTGAATAGCAGCTTGCTTTTTATACTCTCGAATCTTGCGCTCGTTATAGCGTTGAGTCTGCTCCGCTTCGTACAGCTCGGGATTATGCTTTTCCATTGGAGCTCTGTCGCTCAGTCCTTCGACATAAGCATGAAATGAGTGGCGACAGTTTGCACCCATAAGACCTCCACCCGAGCCATATCCCGTAGTGTCTTCGAGGTTAGGATACTGAATTGTCTTTCCAACGATGGAATAGACTTTACCTTGCCATACGGCATGCTCAGGGCGAGCGTCACCGTGGCTCGTAACTTCGACAAGATTGGTACCAAGCTCCTGAGCATTGCTCATACTTATCCTGCCTATTGCCTGATTGATTCCTGTAGATACTGCACGACGAACACCAGCTTCTACCGAGATACGCCGTACGACGCCATCCTTGACGTATTCCATAGCAGTCAGTCCTTGCGAAGATAGATTCTTAACTGCTTGGTCAATTGCTTGATTTTGAGTGAACGCGCCTGACTGAGCCATAATCATGGACTGGTCTAACGCAGCATTGAGCTTTCCGGAAGCATCAACAGCCATAGTTCGGGTCATTCCTTTGAACGTATTGAGCGTCTGGTCAGCATTAGCACGCATTACTTGAGCGAACGCTTCAGAAGCCCCGAGAGGAGTGACCCCAGCAGGGAGTAATCCCTCTTCTATCATCAGCTTCTGAAGCGCCGCATCATCTGCGACAGCCTTAGTTCCAGCACGGTCAAACAGGCTTTGAACTTCCTCTTTGGAGAGTTCCAATGTTTTGGCTATTTCCGACTGAATATATGACTGTTGAAGACCTATCTCTTGAAGCTTTTCCGTCTGCCATGTAGCAGTCGCGGTGACTCCACCCGTCTTACGGATTCGTCTAGATATATCGGACATAATTGTAGTCTCGAGGTCAGAATAAAGGGTAACAAGGTTATTCGGCAAGCCAGCGAGATACTCCGGTTGAAGAGCCATTTAATCATTCCTCCTCAGGGGGAATTTCCTCTTCCTTAGGCGCATCCTTCTTAAGGACATCGTCATCTTCCTCAACTTTGGGCTGGGCGTTTATGACCTCGTCTGCTTCGGCTTCCGAGTATCCCTCGTATCTAATCAAATATTCTCTGAACGGATATGCACCAGAAGCAACGAATACCACCATACGATTTCGCTCAGCGTCACGGTTGGTAAGAATGGAGTCGTCGAACTGAACTTCAACCTCGGCATCGGCGTGACCCAGCATCTCTAGAATAACCTCAGCCATGGCTACAAGGGCACTGTCGAGCACCAGCTCGTTTTTCTTCATGTTTTGGTATAGGTCACTCTTCTCACTGACGACCTCAGTAGCGGTCTTTGCAGCCCCTGCTCCGTCGAATGAATAATAGTCCTGACCCAAGCCGCACTTAGCAGATAAAAGATTCAGAAACTTCTGCAATGCAGTGTCGTGAGGTTCAACCCTGAGCTCGCCGTTCAGTTCCTGGTACTCGTCGAAGTTTTCTGTCTTCGGGATAGCATAGAACTCCGTGTCGTTATCGTCGAATACAGGCTTCACCACGCCATCCGTATCGGTTATCATTTGAATCATACCGACGGGAACCAGGATACGCTTCTTGCCGAGCCTGAACTCGTTGCAGTAAGAATCGAATACAAGGTCCGTACTCTTAAGCAGGTCAATAGCGTTGGCATATATGCTGATACCCATTCCGGAATCAAATAAGAAGTTATTAACGATGTTCGGCTTGATAATCTGGAAGCGAGGGCGAGGTGAGCCAGTGTTTATCGTAGCCTCAACACCCTCAAGTTCAAGCACTGCACCAGCCGAGTTGATACGCTTATTTTCGATGACGTAATTTCCCTGCGTGTCAAGCGTGTGTATATTTATATAGTATTCTTCCGTCTTGTCATCACGAGCGACTATGGAGGCAAACGCGCATTCCGTTATCTCACCATTATCTGTCGTGATAGGGTATATCTGCGTGGCTCGGATATAGTCAATATTCACACGACCCTTAGCGTCCATAAATTCAACGAACGCGCCTGTTCCACCAGCGAACGCTATCTCCACGAGCTGATTGGAACGGACATAGAAGTTGTTACGCTTCAAGACCTCGTCCAAGGCTTCCTGAGCAGCTTTATTGTCCTTCACTTGAATCTGGACCTTTTCGTTCATAAGCAGTGAAGCGTGATCCTCACAGAGCTTCTTACCCATACCGAGGGAATACCTCTGACGAGAGACATACACTCTACCGTTGTACTGCCGATAATCGTGGAATGCTTTGAAATAGCCGTTGTACCAGTCCATCCACGAGCGCACCAGTGTGCGATACGACTCAGGCGTATAGGTCAGTCGGTTGTACGTGCTTTTCAGATAATCTTCAATTGCGCCCATTTGCTACCTCCCCATCAATATCATGTCCATGAGCTCTTTCTGAATCCATTCTGTACTGTACTCCTGAGCATCCAGAGTGTCTATATTAGTAGTGCCATCGTCGAGCCTTACGTCTTCCAGCTTCTTAGGATTCCAAACCGCCGTGCTAAAAGCGTCTATCGTATGAGTACAATGACGCATTACCTTATAACGGTCAGAACCCATAAGAGCGCAGTAGAAACGAATTCGCTCGTTGATTGGTCCCTTCATAGCGTTCTGTATCTCCAAGGAGATACCAGCTCTTATTAAGGCGTTATTCATTCCCCTGATGAGTAGCTGTTCAGCCGAGTCAGCATAGCATCCAGCAATACGATAGCCCTTGGCTCTGTTCCTTAGAATAAAGTCAACGAACTCTTTATCCAACGAGGCAGGGTCAATAGGCTTCTTCGTATATTCCTCATCAAGAGTAATAACCTTCCTTAGGTCACGCGAGAAGCCAGTGAGCTGAAATGAGTGAGCCGACTTATTACCGCCGAAGTCAACACCGACTATACACTGTCCTATATCGCCAGGAACTTCATCGATGATATATCGTTCAGGATTGTCTGCGAAGAGCCGATATACTGCGCCCTCAGCAGCGACCCACTTGCCGAGTATATAGCGGTCGTAATAGACCGTCCCCTTATATTCCTTCTTAAGGTTACGAACGAACTCAGGGTCATTAAACGGATTATCGTCGATAGTGAATTGCATCTGATAGGCGTCAATGTCCGAGTCAAGAAACTTCTTGAACCAATGCTTAGGATGGTCAGGGTTACTCGTACCGTCAAAGCACGCTCCTGGCTTATCCAAACGCGACTTCAGCATCGTGAAGACATCCTCGTGCCACGTTTGAATTTCATCACCATAGCAGTACGATAGACCCGAACCTTGGAGCTTACTGACCTGAGCTATATTGTCCGCGCCTAACGCCCAGCACGTACGACCAAAGAGCTCTATCGTATTATCACTGCCTATGTTACCGACATAACGAGGTGACCATATCTTACGCATAGGCTCTAGGATGTTACGCTCTAGCGTGCCCTTAGTATTCCCGAGGAGTAATATCAGACCCTCGTTACTCGCCGCCCTGATACGATAGGGCATTTTGAAGTAATCCAAATACGTCTTACCGGAACGAGTTGCACCGTACGAGAAGTTCCAGCGGTGATGTTCATTTATAGTATGACGCCATACCTCACGCTGCTTAGCAGTGAAGACGCTATTCGCCCCAGTCATCTTCATCGCCTCCAGTTCCATCGGCGGCAACATTCATAACCGCGTCTATCTTCTTCATCATATCGTCCAGGATTTCAAGACCCTTATCATCGGCAACAGGTAGACGTGACTTCCATCTACTAGGCTCACGCTGTTCGAGATAATACTTAGCAGCTTCAAGACTTGCGCCCTTACGAGTTACCTCTTGGTCAACGACCATTTCATATCTGGGAGTTCCGTCAACTTCACGACCGACGCGTTTCCGCCGCTTGCGAACTTCGGTAATCGCTGATTCGCCGATAGCCTGTTTATAAATAGAGTCCTCAATTCTGAGTATCATCTCACGACGACCCTGACGTAATGCACGATGAAGAGCGGGATATTCCTGAATATATCGGGCAAAGGCTTTTTCCTTGATATTGAATCTGTCCGCGATATCTTCGTTAGTGAGCCCTGCACAAGCGAACTCCTTAACCATATCGAGACAAGGCTCAACCCGAACCTCGTACAGACTCATTTAATCACCTCTTTTAGCATACTATATGTAGTTCCCTCTATAACATCATTGTACTATATATAGTGTGTTATTAAAAGTCATTACTTTTTAAGATTTTATCTAAGCCAAAATCTGATAAAATCTGGATAAATTCCAAAATACCGCAACATTATCTCACGAGTATGTTACCAAAACGGCGCGTTGCACGAAAAACTAAAACAACACCCTGAAAAGCCGCGCGAAAAAACTTGGTCTTGAACGGAATCAAAAAGTAAAGAGGTCACGGAGACTCGGCGAGCTCGTTGGTAAAAATTAAGTGCTTCGGGAAATTTCGCGAAAAAATTTTTACCTCTATACTTTATTTTTCCCGAATTTAGAGCATCATTTTTCTAGAGGCTCTCTAGAGATGACAAAAATACAACACTCGCCGATTTCGGTACAAAACTGGAAGTGAGGGGAACCGACTGGGAAGGTTTTTCTTACATCAAGACCGAAAACGGAATAAGAATTCGTTACAATTCCCTGATGGCTGTTGTTTACATTTACTTTTGAGTTTGTTACAATATATACAATATATATTTTACTTACTAAAACTAAAACTAAATGTAAAATGTAAACAGCAGCCATCAACAGATTCTAACAAAATCGACTTCCAGTTTACTTCTAGAACAGGCAAACACCCCCCACATTTTATCCTTCAAGAATCCCAGGATTTTTTCAAAAAAACATCCCTTAGAGCATCGGCGAGGACATCTAGTCGTACGATTTTGTTAGAAAACATTCATCCGAGGAAAAAACTAAACTGGAAGCTCCGAGCTTCAAGAATCCCCAACCATCAACTGTACTCGCTCCCAAGCATCATAGGTGTCTCAATTTTCTCCCCTCCCACCCTATTCAAGAACCCCCCTCTTCACTAAAAAATAACTCTTTACTTTTTCCCAGGCACGTTATACAATGAATATATATATAAACCGAAAGGACTTAATACTATGAACCATATATTCAACTCCCTCTCAGACTATTACGACTTTCTCACTCAGCCAAATCCTAATCCTAGACCTCATCCGGGAGATGCAAACGATCCTGACTTCAGCTTCTATCAGACCAAAAACCTAACCGAAGCTCTGGATCTACTCCGTAACGGAACCACGGACTCCAAGTACGACCTATGCCCGAAGTCCGCCGCTGCACTACCGACCAGAACTCACTCCAATCGCAAAGTTCCTACGACAGCCCCAGTCGGCTTTGTACCTCACGTTCCTAACGCCCTGCTCAACCTGCCTAACTCCATGATATCCACTCGTCTCGACCCTCGACAGACCGCGCCATCTCCGAGACAGTCCATCACCATCGTACGAGACGTGTCATATCCGTGCAACGTTCCTGCCGAGCGAATCCGAGAGCTCAACCTCGCCACGACAGAGTATATCCGCTCCCTCCTGCTCATTAATCCCCAGCCGATACTGACCGTATATGCTCACATAGGCACTTCCTTATCACGCTCAGGCGAACACCATATATACGTCCGGGTCAAGGCTCCAGACCAACGCCTTGTCATTCCCCAGCTTAACTTCGCGTTCTGTCATCCCTCCTTTCTCCGCAGATGCTACTGCCGCTGGGTGGAAGTGTCACGCGACGTTCCTTATGTTCCCGAGGGGTATGGTACTCCTATCAGCGCCCCAAGGTCAGACGCATTTCCTAACACCAACATTCAGTGGATATTTCCGAATGAGTCCGTACCACGGCTGAAAAAATAACTCTTTACTTTTAATCAATCATATAGTACAATAATTTTACAGGGGCGCTGGGCGCTACCGACGCCCCCTATACTATATAATAAAGGAGACCAGAATCATGCAGATTGATACTTCCGGCAAAAGAACCGTCGTCCTCTCGAGAGCTGAGGACCTCCCCTTTGCTATTCATTACACCGACTCCACGAAAACCTATTTCCGTCTCTCACGCTTCCCGGATAAGCCAGCTGACTATGCGACAGTCCGTAAGGTATATCACACAGGAACCAGCGAAGTCAAGGTCTATGTCGACGAGATAAAGTACATCATCTCTAACCCCGACCGTATCCAAATCAATGATACCCCGATTCCCTCCAAGATGCCCTGGGATAAGCCTAAAATTGAGTCCATCGACATTGACCTCGACGATGACGAGCTTCCACCCACACCCGATACTCCGACCCCGACCGCGCCTCTTACTCCTTACGAGACCCTCAAGACGTGCATCTCCTCCAATCTTCCAGTCTACCTCTATGGTCCCGCTGGCTCCGGTAAGAACTATTCGCTCCAAAAAGTCGCCGAGGAGCTCAGTCTGGACTTCTACTTCTCTAACTCCGTGTCTCAGGAATACAAACTCACGGGCTTCATTGACGCCAACGGAACTTATCACGAGACAGAGTTTTATCGTGCATTCACCAAAGGCGGCTTGTTCTTCCTCGACGAGCTCGACGCTTCCTCCCCCGATGTCCTCGTTCTTCTCAACGCCGCTATCGCCAACAAGTATTTTGAGTTCCCGAATCAGCCCCGAGTAGATGCACACCCTGACTTCCGCGTTGTCGCGGCTGGAAATACCGTCGGTACTGGAGCAAACGAGCAGTACACTGGACGTATGCCGATAGACCAAGCGACGTTAGACCGTTTCGTCTTCCTGGAGTGGAACTATGACTTCAACGTGGAGCTCACCCTTGCCGAGGGCAATCGCCTCCTCTGCGCGTTCATTCAAGACCTCCGCAAGCTCAATCTCAACACCACCTTTTCATATCGTGCAATCATATCCGTCACCGCTCTCGAGAAGACCTCTATGTCCCTAACCCAAATTCTCACGATAGCCGTACTCAAGGGACTATCCAAGGACGCTATCAACTCCATGCGCGCCGCTGGCAGACCCGGAAAATACTGGGAAGCCGTAAGGGAGATACAGAGGGCTGCATAAGCCCTCTTCATGAGGAGTCTAGGCTGACAGAGGAGGGCTGTCTCCCCCTCATAGCGACTCTGGGATGGTTCAATTCCATCACTCCTCACCAGAGCTCACACGAGCCACACTATATTAAAACGGAGGTCAATACTATGGTATGTCCAAAATGCGGATATCCTGACATGGTCGTCAGTGTCGTAGCAGAGAACAAAAAGCGTGGTTGCCTGATGAGTCTATTATGGATTCTTCTCGCGTGCTGCACGTTCGGCATCATTCTAATCGTTCCACTCCTGACTAAGAAAGGGTCAAAGCTCTACACCCACTATGTATGCCCCAAGTGCGGCTATCATAAGAAAGTGAGGACACGGTAATGCCTGTTCCTTCGCCGAATATGAAAGCCATTTTCGAAGCCGAGTGCGACGAGCTCGCTACTGTCTTTGAAACTTACATTCCCGAGGGAGCTACTCACGTCCTTGACGGAGAAGGTAACTCCAGACCCAAAGAAGAAGTCCTTGCCGAAATTCGTGGCAGCTGGAAAGACGCCGCTCGCTGCTATGGCTGGTCAGAGCAGGATATTAAGGCAATGGAGGCGCTGTCATGAAGCAAATTATGGCTCTAACTCAGATGAAAGAGATGCCCCAGAACTGTCTGGAGTGTACAAACTTTGCCTGTCGTCTACCCCTTAAGATGGACGGGCTGACAGTCAAAACCGCGTTCGTCACCAAGCGTCACATCAAATGCCCATTGAAGGAGGTCGAGATTAATGCTATGGATTGAGCAAGAAGCCGAAAGACTTGCAGGAGCTAAACGCTTCAAAAAGACTAAGGCAAGAAGAAAGATGGCATCCAGAAGCCGTGCTAGAAATCGTAACCAACCCTGTGAAAAACCAACTCTAATCTTGGAGGTAATATTAAATGCAGACAAAAACTGAGCACCTGTTAATCCTACTGATGGAAGAGGCTGGCGAAGTCATTTCGTCCCTTGCGCAGATTCAGCACGCTGCTGCTAAAGCCCTGCGTTTCGGTCTTAACGAGTTTCACTGCGAGCACCCTGAAACGAATAACACGATTGACTTGCAGAA